GCTGATTATCCATTAGGACATCTTTGTTATTTTCAAGCATTCACACTTACCATTTCCGGTTATGTTGTAGCTAACAAAGCTTTAGGAACTCCCAGCAATTCACCCAATTTTTACCCTGGACCTGGGTTAAATGAATATCTTAAACCATCATAGTAATTACCTTTTTTAATTCTTGTAGACATTGCAGATGAGCTAATACCTAGATTACTAGCTACATTACCCACTCTTTGCCATTCTTGAACTAAGTTGTTGTTCTCATCATATACATAAACTTTTTTTGTTGTATCTGGTTTAATAACAGATTCTCCAAGTTTATTTTTTAATTCATAACTCCATCTATAGTTTTTACAAGAAAATCCTTTTCCTGAAGCTACTCTTGAAACTTTTCCTTTTGGTAAGTTCAATTGTTTTTCTGCTTCAGCACAGGATTCATAAGATTTAAGATAAAAACCATTTATATTATATTGATGAACAGTTTTAGAAATAGGATTTTTTATTCTTTTAGAAGCATAAGCTTCTTTTAATGTTGCAGAAATCCTAAGTAATGTTTCATTACTGTGGATCATTGCAACAGGATTTTGAATAAAGTTTAAGTCCGGAGACATAGATTCTATATAATAGGATTCTGTTTTAATTAACACATCTCTATTACATTCTTCTATTACTTCAAATATAAAACTATCCTTTCCATATTTATTAAAAGCATTTTGCATATACTTATTTGCATGCTTATTTTTTAGCAAATCTGATATATGTCTTTTCAACCTATAATAAATATTAATACTGCTACCAATATAACTGTGCTCATTACAAGTAAGTTTGTAAATACCACACTTTTGATTTAAGTCTTTGTGTAAACACTCTGAAATTAATTTCTTCATGTTACAAATATACTCATTTATTTTGAATTAAGCCCAGCATCACCTTCAATGTTCACTGCCACAGGAACTTTTCCTTCAGACTGAATGTGTTGGTTATTCTTAACCATATGCTTAATAAAATCCTTTAACTCTTCAACGTTTAATTGTACTTGACTCATACTTCTTTTTTTTATAATTCTAATTTAATAACTTTTCCAGGAAGATCATTATTCATTTGTGATCTTTCGGATATAACCCAAAGAACATTTCCTTTTGGTTTTACATGTGTCCAACATTCACCGTCAGTAAAATATACCAGGCTAGTATATTTCTTTTGGTTTTCATTAAAATACTCTAGGACAGGGTCAAACTCAGTTCCTCCCCTACCTTGCACTACCATTTCAAATTTACCTTTGTAAGGTTCAATTGATCTGATTCTTGTATCACATTGTACAATAGTAATATCAACACCACACTTGTAAATATGGTAGATTTCACTCATAAATTCTTTAAGCTCATCATCACTTACAGATCCTGAAGTATCAATGGCTAACAACATATGTTGTCTCATTTTTACTTTAAGACCGGGATTAGCTTCAAACCTACGGTTTTCTTTTCTTCTGATTTTCTTAGTAAACACTTTAGTACTTACTCCTGTAAATCTTCTGATAAAACCTCTCCAGTCAAATTTTGGAGGAACAATCTCCTCTATAATGATAACACCTTCTATTTCACCAGGGACTGTTCCTCTTTTCTTTACAGTTTGCTCTTTAGCATCAGATAAAACTTTCTGCAATTGCTTGTCAATCAGTTTTTGTTCTGCTTCTGTAATGTTTTCAAACTCATCCCATGTGCTATGATCAGGAACATCACCGTTTGCTATGTCATCAAGAAGTTGGTCCATTGCTGAACTTCCAGAACTACCTTCTTGATCTTTTTTGTCCTGAAGTTGCTTTAGTTTATCATAGTAGTATCTAGAGCCAGCTTTTAAGTCAAGATTTAATTCCTCATAATCTTCAATCATAATACCTCTAGGAGGAAGTTTACTTGCAATAATTTGTAACTCTTCCTCAGTAGCATTATTTTGCTTAGCATTCTCTAATTCAGACATTATACTTGCTTTAAGAGTATCAAACTCTTCTTTAGTATAATCTCCGCCCGGAAGCCAATATTTATCAATATACTGATTGATTTCCATATCCATTGCAACATTTGCAAGTTTCTTATCAGTAAACTTAAAGAATGTTGTAAGATGTCCAAATGCAATATGAAGCAATTCATGCTTCAATAATCCAAGTCTATGATTATCATTCAGACTTTCCCAAAAGCTAGGATTAATAGCAAGTTGATAATTAATACCATTCTTACTTACACCTGCTGTAGGAACTCTTTTACTGTCCCATATTTTATTAAGCATAATGAGAAAGAACCCATAATAGGGCTCTTTCAACATTAGCTCTTTACTCGTTTTACTAAGACTTTGTTGTTTATCCATTGTCTTTTAGTTTAATGGTTATTTCAAATTTATCAATAGGATAACCTATACCTTCAAGAACATTCGTCATATTTTTTACAAAATACTCCATAAACAGTTCAATTGAGTTAGAAGATCCTACTACTTTTGTAAGTACTGCTAATGTTTGCGGGCTTGTCAGGCTTTCTAATACACCTCCTTTACTAACTATAACTTCTTCAAGTTTCTTAAAAACATTAGGACACTGTTCAGACCAAGTATTTTTAGAATGACCGCTAAACTTATACATTACAATTAATTCTCCTATGTATTTTTGTATATTTACATTTTTTAATGCTTCAAATGCTATAGTATGATTATCAGCATCTGAAGATCTAAGCATATTAATCAGATTCTTTGTTTCTTCTTTGTCAAAAATTATTTTACTCATTGGTATATAATTTAAAATTTTAAAATCATTTTGTAGTGTTCTAAAGCTTCTTCATATGAAGTTGCCCATATTTTGTAACCATCAATTATAAACAGTTGTTTTTCCATTAGTCTTCAATTTTTAGTCCTAATACTTTTGTTACATATTCTTTATACTCTGCTCTAGTCAGTATGTGAAGACCTTCATAAGATTCTTTATTATCAAGTAACTTTTTTATAGTCATTAACACATTAAGAGTATCCATATACATATTACCCATAAATGAAGCTTCTGTATTAAATACAAGTGGATCTAAACCAACATTAGTAGCTTTTGTATCCCCATCTTTTTTACATTCAAATTCTATAAATAATTCTTTTTCATCAGAATTTGTTTCATTTCTAAAAACTATTTTAATCTTTACATCTTCCATTAGTCTTCTATTTTAAGTGTTTTTATAGCCCAAGATTCAGTTTTTCCTGAAGTTATCATCGTAACCCATTCTTTTGCACTTGGTATATATCCATTGCAATCCTCTTTAACATGTTGTTCTGCAACATATCTAGTATATACTGTTTTACCGTCAGAATTAATAAAGCTTTTACCAAATACTCTTTCACATTCAAATATTCCTTCACTATGGTGCCGGAACATTCTATGTAAAGAATGGCCTAACCATCCTTTTGTTTCATCTAACCACTCGTGAATAGCTTGATAATCAGATAGTTGACCTTTCCATCTTCTAACAGATGATTTAGAATGTTCTAGAGGATGTGCCATTACTCTTTTACTTTATTTAATAAACTGCCTTCATGAGTATAGTCTTCAGTTTCAGTAATTCTTACGTGATTATTTACAATATATTTTCCTGAAGGAACACATATACATAAATCTCCAAAACCACCTTCATTATTCCACCAGTCTTCTATATCATCAAGAATAGTTTCATGTGCAAACTCTGCAATTTTAGAATAAGCACTTGAATCTAACTCTGCTAAATTTGCATCATACTCCCAAACATCTACGTTATCATCTACATCTTCTGGAGTATCACACTTTATTTTAGTATAAGCAATTTGTTCTATGGAACCGGAATCTCCTCCACCATCATAATGTACTTTAATACCAGTAATGCCAAGGTCAGCCAACTTAAATAGAAGGCCTGTCATTTCATTTTCTGTCATACTTTTGCTTTTTGAATAAAATATTTTGCTACTTCAGGAATGTGTTTCTTGTAGTAAGGCTGTTCAGACTTACACCAAGCTTTCACTTCCTCTTTACTCTTAAATGGCTTTTGCCAAGAGTTATTATCCATAATCATGTTAAACGTTGGTTCTAAGTCATCAATAAATGCCTGAACTGTCCAACCTTCCCAGATATGTCTGTCTTTATTCATATTATTTTGTTTTGTAGAAGCG